GCTACTGCCTGCATCGCTGTACTGGATGCCAATACTGCCTGCATTGCCGTACTTGAGGCCAACACCGCCTGCATTGCCGTACTTGAGGCCGCTACTGCCTGCATTGTCCTTAAACCTTTTAATGTAAGCTTATTACCAATTTCATAAATATTAGAAAAAGCTTCACCGATGTGCTTATTATTTTCGATTAAATACACAAAGGCTTCTAATATTAATTCTCTATCATTCATTGATATATATGTACATTCATACAACCCATGCAACAGCTCTTTTTGCTGAAAGACATAGCTATCTTCGCCGTACATCTTGTAGTCCGCTAGATGCATCTTGATATCAAGCGGTGCATTAAGGAAATCTCCATTAACCTTTGATACTTCTGCCCAACTCATTATCCTACCTCCGTTGTTCTTATAGTTTTACCCTCAAAGACGGTCTTTAAGGTCTTAGTTGTACCATTCTTATAAACATGTCGCTCTGTTATTGACTTGTCAGCATTAAACGTTGTAGTGACCGTTTCAATGCTGTTATCGGTTGTTATTGAGCCGTCAGCATTGAAGGTTGTTGTAGACGCTCCCTTGCTGTCGGCTATGTCCTTGATGGCCTTGGCAAGCTCTTTCTTTGCTTCAGCCATCTGCTTGCTTATATCTTCCTTCTGCTTGTTTAATAGCTGTTCCGACTGGGCTTTAAGCTCTTCCTTTATCTCCTCGGAGTTAACCGCTGATTCAGCTATCTTTGCATTAAACTCTGTGAGCTTTCTGTCAACTATCTCTGAATTTTCGTTAAAATCTTCGATATTGAAAAAATCATCGCCATCGGGTAGCTTCAACTGTAAATTTGTGCTTCGTCTCATATACCACCTATTCAAATATCCTTTCTCTTAATTCGCTGAATTTGTACCTTTTCACATCCTTATATGTAAGAGGATTAAACTTAAAATACTGATTGAATAGCACACTTACCGAATACACGATATTAAGGGGTAAGGCATCCTCTAAAAAGCTCTCAACCGTCTTTTGCATTCTTCTTGACTTAAGCCCTATCTTAACGCTTACAGATTGCCTATCCTCTGAAAAGGAAACTATGCAGCCCTCTTCACATAGATTCTTAATTCGCCTTGCGACTATTATTCGTGAATACGGCGCTTTTTCAAGGCTTTTTGTGTGAACCCTTAACCTTCTTTCGTCAATCGTATCATCATCAAGAGGCACGATATTAAATATCTTTTCCCACCTCTTAACCCCTGATTCCCTCATACGGTCAAAGGATACATTATCATCAAATTCGGATAAGGCCTTATCCAGCTCTTCACCCTGCTTATCGTTACGCTTATAAATGGTTGAAATTTCAGGAACTTTCAATATTACCTCAGGCGCATTAAACATTTATTACCACCTCACCTCTAACCGGTATTTTTTCATAGCTTAAAGTTACATTGCCTTGCACTCCGTTAAGGCTTGTATTCTCAACGTCAAGCACTCCTTGGATATTGAGGATATTCGCCTCAATCCTTGAGAGTCTAACTGTCATATCGTTGAACTCGTTAGCCTCCCAGCCTTTTCTCAGCTCTCCTAAATACTTATCTATAGCCTCTTCGATGTGACTCTTTGATGTCTCTACTGAATATCCGCCTTCAAATACAAGCTTAGCGGTCACGTTGATTTTTATGCTTTCTGCCGCCTTTATAAGTACATTGTGGCAACAAGGTGCAATCCCATCACCCTCGCCATGTGAGGTCTCAGGATCTACATAGTTCTGTAGCTCTTTTAATACCTCTGCAGATGGAGTGGTAAAGCTATCTGATATAACCACAATATCAATCCAAGGACTGCCTTCTTCTCTTCTCTTTGGCTTACAGCCTCCTACCTCTTTCCTCTCATTTAGGAGCTTTCTGTAATCTGCCTTATTCCCGCCAAAATGAACATTTCCAAAAGTATCAAGCAGCCTTTTCCTAAATGTCTCTTCTTCCTCATCATCTGCACCAAATACAAGTATCTCAGTTATCTCTCCACCCTTGTAATCATCAATATAGTTAGCAGGGATAAGCTCACCCTTATTAGTGTTCGCCTCAGCTCCCTCAGTATCACAGATGAGCTTGTAAGTATGCTCTTCAATCTTTTCAGATACAGTATAGGTGTAATCTCCACAGATAAACTGTTCGCCTATCTCAATATCCTGCTTAAATACCCCCTTCACGATAGCAGGATAGGCATATAAGTAATCTATCTTGCCTTTTGAGTTTCTAATAAGATGTGGCAGGTCCTGCGTATCCGGATACATATTCTTGTCAAGTTCATCCAAATCGCCGTAAACATCTTCAAGCTTTTCTGCAACCTTAGCACACGCATTAAACGCAAGTGAACCTTCATCAGTTCGTACATCCGTGCCGAAATCCGCCATCATTTCATCCATTATCTTGTTGTATGTCTTATCCTCATACATCTATATCACCTCTTCCGTAAACAGTTTCTAAGCCAAATGAAATGCTTAACTTGTCGCCTTCAATGTCGCATCTTAAATCCTCAATGCTCTTTATATCTTCATTTACAAGCAAAGCTTCATTCAATATCCTTTTTACTTCACTTTCTATATAGTCCTTTGAGTGATTCCTTCCTATAAGGCTTTGGAGTTCACTTCCATAATCCCAGCTATATTGCGTATAAAAGTACCGTTCGGTTGCCAATGTAAGCCTTGCCCATTGGACTACTGCTGCCAGTCCTGTAATTATTCGCCCGGTCAATCTCCCGGTGTTAAAATCTATCTCATAATCTGTATTAAGGTTATTTTCATCCTCAATAACTTCTTCCTCGTCCTCTATGTCAACATCAAAAGGGAACACTACAAACTCACCACCCTTTCTATTACTACATATTTTTCTTCACTAACCTTGTAAAGTAGTACTTTGTCGCCCTTCTTAAGTGGCTCAATATACTTACATTTATCATTTGTACCTGTCTTGCTTACTCCTTTACCGTCTGCCTTGATATCAAGCTCGCTTACCACTCGCTTAGTTAAGTGCTCAGCAAATAGCAAATCCTCTTTATCAAGACTCAAGCTACCTATTGCACATTCGTTCTTTGATGTCATTTCTCCGATAAAAATAGAGGGTGGATTGTTCCTTGCCCCCTCTTTTCTTATGGTCATTATTAGCTTTTCATATCCATTCATAGGCTCTCCTTAATCAGTCTTGCAGCATATCTTGCAAGCTCTATATTTTGACTTGCCTTTATTCTTGCCTTTCTTAAGTGTCTCTTTCAATAATTCCGATAATATAGTCTTTTTAGGAGTATTCCCTTTAAGCACATGGCAAGATGAATTGGAATGATACACATTTCCGGACTTGAGGTAATACACGGTAGATGTAGGAGTAACCTTCTGCTTAGCTGTTCTTCTGCCCTTTTTCTTTTTAGACTTCTTTCCTTTCTTCTCTTCTGCGTCTTCAGAAGCTTCTTCGTCAATTAACTTCCAAGCAAGGTCTAAGTCCATCATGTGAGTTCCGTTTTCAAATCTATGACTGTCATTGGTGATATAGAACTTCCCTTTTAATCCGGTAGCACCATCTTTTATCACTATGCTTTTACCTGATATTGCACCAATATATCCTAGGGCTGAGACTGAGGCCTCTCGTGTCACACCTACAAGCATCTTGCCTGCCTCTGTGTTAGCACTTACTCCCTCTTCCTTCTGATAAGTGGATTGATAAATGCCGAACTTATCTATATTGTCTTTATGCCTTACCTCTCCTATCTGCTTCATACTATCGTTGTAGATTTTAACAAGGTTAACCATATTATCGGTTGTATCCGAATAGGTCGCCCCTGTTATATCCTGCGACTGGTCAAGTGTTATTCCGCTTTTTAGACCTTTTTCGGACACAACCAACTTATCAGCATTCATAGATAGCAGATATCTCTTACCTGTCTTAAGGAAAGCCTTTCTGTACGCTTTGGCAATGATGTCATAAAGGCTCATATCTTCACATATCATCTTGGGTATTACTACCCCTGTAGTAGCAACCTTGTCTATCTTAATGCCTACGCTGCCACAGATTTGTTTCGCAATCTGCTCAGGAGTCTTATTCTTAAATTTATACACGCCCATAGATCTAAGCAGATAATGTAAGAAGTCTCTTGCGGTGTAGCTTTCTGTACCTATCTCTGCCGACTTTTCCCTTGCTGTTATAACTCCTAAGAAAAGCCTTGTCTTACTATCATACAGGCTTACGATATCACCAAGTTTGATATTTACATTCTTAAAGCCCTTATCATAACGGTTGGCCGGTAATGAAAAGGTAATCTGCCTTGAGCTTTGATTGTGCGAGCCTGCCCATTCTACGCTTGTGTAATCAAGCCACTTCTTATTCCATAAAAGCTTAATAGCCATTATCTAATCACCACCTCATATCCTATAAGAGCCACCACTTCTTTTACCTTCGCCTTCTTCCTCATAGCCTTTTTGATAACCGCCTTGTTGTTGTTCCTGATTTTTTTCCATCCATCAGATGTGCCGGTGCACTTCTTTACAACCTTGCTCCAGGTGTCGCCTTTCTTCCAAGAGTAATTTGCTTCTCTTGTCTTGGTGGTTATTCTCTTTTTCGCTGCCGTTTCTCTGTACTCCTTAAAGGCTAACGAATATTTAACATCGCCATTTCTTTCTGCCTCGCCATACTTAAAGGATTCTATGGTGCAAAACATATTTATATCCGTTTGGGTAATAATCAAATGTATCGTTGTATTCTTTTCAAATAACTTCTTTAGCTTTTTACAGTAATAACTATACGGAGCATGATACTCTCCGTTTATAAAATCGTACTTATCCGCAGGAAAAAAAGACTCTATAGTTATCGTATAAAGCCCTCTTTTACCCTTAAGGTTAACTTCTCCCTTGTTATGTACATATATTGAAGTGTTATTCTGTGCGCCTTCAATCTCAAATGCTGCTGGGTTAACAGGGAGAAGTATAGAGTTTTTTTCATTATTCCAATTAATAAATATATCCAATCTCTTCCCCTCCCATATTGTCGCTTGTCTCAAATATCTTCTTAGCTAATGCTTCAGCTATCTTATCAATGTCGCTTTCACTTTTTACAACTATAGAATCTGCAAGCTTTGCGATATATACGGACTTGCCACCGTTTCTCTTGGCTCCATCAGCATAGGCTTTTCTTACAGTCTCATCATGTGGATATACTCTAGTCCCTGATGGAAGGTCTACAATTTCGCCACCCTTCTCAGAGATTTGAGCAAGTCCACCCTTCCAGTTATTCGTACCTCTTGCAAGTAGTGGTAATGGCGGGATGTTTATACCGAACTTCTCGCCACCGATACCGGGCACCCAGTCAGGGATATCAACACTTATACTGTTTATGCCCGCAATAGCTCCATTTATCATAGAGATTACACCATTTATAGGCATTTTGAGCAATCCCCCCAAGCTTTCAAATATACCGCCGAAGATATTTCTTACACCTTCCCAAGCTTTCGCCCAGTTCCCGGTAAACACCCCTGTAATAAACATGATGATGCCATCAAACCATGTCATTATGCCGCTTACAATTTGAGTTACACTGTTAAAAAACGAGTCAAAATACCCTATCGCTGCACCTATCGCTGCACCAAATGCAACGGAAAAAACAGCATGAACAACCTCGCCTATCTTTGCTAATACAGGGCCTACAACCATCCACAACTCTTTTGCATGTTCGCCTATCGCGGAGAACTTCTCGCCTATTGGTGCAAGTTTTTTCTTAAGGCTGTCTCCTGAGATTCCCATTCTTTGGAATATGTTTTTGACAAAATTCCACAACTTGCCTGCTGCTGCCTTTATCTTATCCCAGTTCTTATAGATGAGAACTCCCGCAACAACTACCGCTGCTAAACCTAAGACTACTGCACTTGCGGGTGCTGTAACTAATCCCATTACTGTTTCTGCCGCCCTAAACGCTTTTCCAACCATCCCAACCGCTTGGACTACTTTACCTATTACTACTACTGTTTTGCCAAAAATTAATAATGCTGGTCCGATAGCTGCAGCAATCAACCCTACTTTTATGATAGTATCCTGCTGAGCCTTTGTAAGCTTACCAAATCTATCCGCTAAGCCCTGAATCAGCTCCGTGCCTTTTTTCACATAAGGCAGCAACCTCTCACCAAAAGATACGGCAATGCCTTCAACTGTAGATTTTAATATGGTTAGCTGTCCTGCAAGGTTATCATTGGCGGTATCGTACATCTTTTTACAAGCCCCATCTGAGTTGTATATAGCACTTGAAAGCTTGTTAAAGTCTTTATCCGCTGAATTGACTATCGAAAGCAATCCACTCATTCCGGTTTTACCTGCAAGTGCCGCAGCATACTGTGCCTTCTGCGATTCGGTCAGTCCTGCAAAGCTCTTCCTTGTCTCTTTCATAATTGTATCAAGAGATTTCATGTTACCATTTGAATCCGTAAGAGATATACCAAGGGCATCCATTGCCGCCTGTGATTCTTTCGTAGGCTTTGCCATTCGGGTAAATAAGCTCCTTAACGCTGTACCCGCTGATGATGCCTTTATACCACTATTTGCCATAAGACCAAGGGCGGTTGATACATCCTGAGCATTAAACTTCAATGCTCCAGCTACAGGGGCAACATACTTAAAGGATTCACCAAGCATAGATACGCTTGTATTTGAATTATTAGCGGTCTGTGCCAATACATCAACAAATTTATTTGTGTC